CGAAAAAGCTAAACGCCGATCTAGCCAACGCTAACGGATCGCTAAATAAGTATTTAATCGACGCGGGGCTAAGCGACAATCTCGCAAAAGCGGGCGTAAAAGCGGAGTTTTTAGAAGCGGCCAAAGCTCTTTTACGCGGCAATGCTAGCTTAAAAGACGACAAAGGCGAGCTAAAAGCTTATATCGCGGATAAGCCTATAAGCGAGTTTGTGAGCGAATGGGCGCAAAAAGACGGCAAAGCTTTTATAGCTGCGCCACAAGGTCAAGGCGGAGGTGCGAGCGGGAGCGGGAGCGCAAACGTTAGCGGGAGTTTCGGCGGCACTCAAAGCGAAAGAACGGCCGCCATAAGAGAAAAATATCATTTATAGGAGTGAATAATGGCACTAAGCGATATGAAAGTATTTTCGGAATACTTGGCAGGTACAACGATCGAAACGCTAAGTCAAGACATCGAGAAATTTAATGCGGCAAGCGGCGGAACGATAGTTTTAAACGCACAAGGCATAGACGGCGATTTTATGCAGGAGAGCTTTTTTAAGGGGCTACACAGTGCACAACGCAGGGTGGACAGATATGCAGCCAACGCCGCGGCTACAGCTACTGCCTTAAAACAAGAGCAGGATAACGCCGTAAAGATAGCTGGAGGTTTTGGCCCAGTAGTATTTGAGCCTAGCCAGCTAACTTGGATACAAAAAGACCCTGCCATAGCTCTTGAGGTTATCTCGCGCAATATGAGCGAGGCGATGATAAGCGATATGCTAAACACGGCTATCTCTGCACTCGTAGGGGCTATCGGCAATAACGCGGGCGTAGTAAACGACGTAAGCGCGAGCGGCGGCATAAACCAAGCCAACCTAAACAACGCCTACGCTAAATTCGGCGATAGAAGTGCGGCGATAACGGCCAACATAATGAGAGGCGCGGTATTTCATAAGCTAATCGGGCAAAATTTAGCAAACGCCGCGCAGCTTTTTAAAGCTGAAAATGTGCGTATAGTGGATATTTTAGGGCGTAGAATAGTAGTGACCGACGCGCCGGCTCTGTATAAAGCGGGAACGCCGAATAAAGACTACGTTTTAGGCTTGACGGCTGGAGCTGCAATAGTAAGCGACGCGGGCGATCTAATCACGAATATCCAAACTAACAACGGCAAAGAGCGCATAGAAACGACTTACCAAGCCGACTATACGTTTGGGTTGTCGCTCAAGGGCTATTCTTGGGACACGGCAAACGGCGGCAAAAGCCCTGATAACGCGAAGATAGGCACCGGTACGAATTGGGATAAGATCGTAGCTAGCGACAAAGATACCGCAGGCGTCTTGTTAATAGGCGACGCGGCTAAAAACTAGGAGGTAAGAAATGTCTAAAATTTGGTATGTAGAATTCCCGACGTTTCAGTATAACGAGGATGTTAAAGCCCTAGCCAAAGAGCGAGGGCTAACAATCATCGACGCTAAATTCGACGAGGGCGACGGCGTAAAAGATCCGCCCGCCTTGACCTTAAAGGGCGCGACGCAAGAAGTCGATTACGACGAGCTAATATCAAGGCTCGATACGTTAAAAGCGGGCGAATTGAAGTTGCTAGCGGTGTATTTGGGCGTTGAATATACTAACGTGGACGGCACTAAAGCCGCGATAAAAGAGAAGTTGGAGCAATGATACCCGAGGACGGCACTGGACTATCTAACGCCAATGCTTACGTTTCGGTAGAGTTTGCCGATGAGCATTTTTCGGCACGCGGCAACCAAACGTGGGCGGGGCTAGGCAGCGCGGACAAAGAGGCGGCTATTATCAAGGCGACGGATTACTTAGAAGCGGTGTATTTTGACAAATGGCAAGGCGAGAAATTAAAAAGCGATCAGGCTTTGAGCTTCCCGCGCTCACCGTTTGGAATGCCCGCTAAGTTTAAATCCGCCGTGTGCGAGCTAGCTATAAGGGCAAACGCAGGCGAGCTAATGAGCGACGTCGAGCGGCTAACTACCAAAGAAAAAGTAGGCAGCATTGAAGTGGAATATGCGCAAAACGCCGACCCCGCCACTAAATACGCTTATGTAGCTAGCCTTTTAAAGCCGTTTTTAAAACCTGCAAGCGCAATGGTAATGAGGCTAGAGCGATGCTAAACGAAAAAGCCAAAAATACGGCGTTTAAATTGCTTGAAAAATTCGGCAAAGTAGGCACGTATAAGCGCAAGGGCGGTCAAACTTACGACCCCGAAACGGGCGGGATGACCGAGCAGACAAGCGAATACAAAGTAAAGGCGTATATCGATAGCGCGAAAAGCTACTCAAATTTAATAGAAAAAAGCTTATTAAACGAGGGTGATAACGTGATCTTAGTAGCCGCCAAATCTTTGCCTTTTATGCCGCAAAATAACGACGTGATAGAGTTTCCTCACTGTGCCTATACTATCAAATACAACGACGCAGTATGGGGCGGCGAGGATGTGGCACTACATCAGCTAATCGGAGTTGCAAAATGATTGATAGGCAGATAGAGAACTTTAGTGCAAAGGCTCAAGAAAAGGTGCTAAAAATCTTTAAAAAATCAGTCATTGATCTAACTTCAGACATCATCAGCGACACGCCGGTAGATACGGGCAGGCTTAAAAATAATTGGTTTCCTAGCGTGGGCGCAGCTAGCCAGCAGACGACTGAAGCGACCGCAAACGAAGCCGGAGATAGAGCGGAAAACTTTGCAAATAGCGAGCTAACGCTAGATAAAACCTTTTATTTTACAAACAATTTGCCTTATGCCTTTCGCATAGAATTTGAGGGGTGGAGCAAGGTAAAAGCCCCGCAAGGTATGGTAAGGCGCAATGCGATCCGCTGGAAACAAATCGTAAAAAGGGCGGCACGTGCTTAGAATTCGTCAAGCTTTAGAAAAAGCGGTTTTAGCGGTTACCCCTGCGATTGATACGGCGTTTGAAAATACGACGTTTAGTCCAAAAGCGGGCAAGCCCTATCAGCAACTTTATTTTTTACCCGCCAAACCAGAGGCGGCCGTAATTGATGATAGTATTTCAGAAGTATTGGGCGTGTTTCAAATAACCTTACGCTACCCCGCAGGCGAGGGCGTTAAAAATGTTCTTGAGAGGGCGAGGCTTTATGAAAAAGCCTTTAGCGTAGGGGCTAAATTTGAACACGCAGGCATTAAGACGTATATTTACAGCCCTGCGGAGGTAAAGATACTAGGCGTTGACGGCGATCGCTACGGCGTGGCCGTTTCTATTTATTTTAAAACTTATAAGGAGTGAAAATGGCAGCAAATCTTGAAGTTACCGACGCGCAGCTTACCAAATTTTACATTTGCGACACTGGCGTCGATTTAGGCGATGCGACGAAAATCAAAACGGCGTTAACATCTGCAAAACGCATAGCGTATTTGGAGGATTTGGGCGACTTTACAAAAACCCGCGAAACCACTGAATATAAATGCATAGACGAGGACGCGGTCGCAGTATCGCAAGGCTCGGTAAGCTACGGTGAAACGGAACTAAAGCTTTTTTATAAAGCAGGTCAAGACAACGGCGTAAACGAGCTTAGCGAGATGTTTGACAAAAAACAGCGCAAGCAGTTTATTATTGTGGGCGACGACGAACCGGCGACCGGGGCAACTAAACACCCAACCTACATCACGGGCGAATTTATCAACACAAAAGCAGGCATAACGATCAACAAAGGCGACGTTATACGCGTGCCTGCCGTTATCAAAATAACTCGTCTTGATAAAATTATCCCAGCTTCGGCGTAAAAGGTAAAAAATGGATTTAAAAAATTTTGATATTTCAGCGGGCGAAACGGGCGTTGAGCTAACCATACTCGATCTTGATAACAAACCGACCGACATCAAGATCAAAGTGTTAAGCTTTCATAGCAAAAAAGGGCGAGAGGTATTCCTTGAAACCCTTAGAAAAACTAATGCCGACGGCACTCTAGCCAAATCTCAAAGCGAGATACTAGCGGGGCTTACCGTGGGCTGGAAAGGCATCAGCGAGGGCGAAAAAGAGCTTAAATTTAGCCGAGAAGAAGCCGTGCGCGTATATGAAACCTACCCGATCATCGCAAATCAAGTCGAGCGCTTCACGGAGGACGCTAAGAATTTTTTAAAAAAGTAGAGGACGAGCTATCGCTATGGGTGCGGCAGTTTGCCTTTTACAGCACGACGCCCGACGATGCCAAAGAGTGTCGCGGAGCGAAGTGCGAGCAGATTTATCCGCCTCTAACTTGGGGCGAACATCTTATCAACGCACTATCAGAGTTGAATTTCGCTAGAAGCGGCGGTTACGGCGCGGTGCCGATAGATTTTCAGGAGATAAAAGCCTACTGCGATCTTACGGGTGCTAAATTTAGCCCGTGGGAGATAATCACGCTACAAAAACTAAGCTTAGTTTATTGCGGCGAGCGAAACAACACCGATAAGCACGCATACGCGCCTTATATGGGCGAGTTTAACCCGAAAAGCTTTAAAACTATACTTGATAAATTTAAGCAGTAGCCCCGACCAAGGGGCTAAATACTATCTAACCCCTCGTTGCTATCTATAAAAATTTATCAAATCCAGACATATCTATTTCAATAATGACACTTCGTTGTAAGTAATCACGGTATTGAACAAGAACTGTCTTTGCAGTTTTTAATTCATCCACTTGCTCTTTTGTTAGCCAAAACAAAAACCCTGAAGTTGGCTGTGAGAGCGCAATTTGGGTTTCATACGCCTTATTTTTGTCTGCTCTGATTTTTATTTTGCTAGAGCTTGCCTTTCCGACTTTCTTATCTATGTGGATTGGGCTTGGCACAACAACTATAATTTTATATCCATCCCCAGCTGCCTTACTGGTGTTTTTTGGGGGGCGAAGATCAGGCTTTCCATTTTCGTCTGCCATAAAAGCTATGGCACCGGTCTCGGAGGAATTGCTACAAGTAAAATTTATTATTGTTTCGTCTGTCATTTTGTCTACGTTTTCAGACTTTCTACACTCTCCATGCGCCAACACGACCATTAAGGCCAACAATAATAGTTTTTTCACAATAACTCCTAAATAATTAAAAACCCCAGTATTTTACCCCAATTTTTCTGAAACCAACGCCCCCTTGAATTTCATATACAATTTGCCCTAGATTAAAAGAGGGGCAAATAATGACCGAAACCGCAAGCTTGATCGTTAGCGCTAAAGTTGAGGGCGCGGACAAGCTAAAGAGCGATTTAAACACCATAAGCAACGAAGCGAAAAAAGCCGAGAAGTCGGCCTCACAGCTGTCTGGCGCCTTTACTACGTTAAAAACTGCTATGGCGGCAGTCGCCGGCTCTATGATAGTGCGCGAATTCGTGCAAATTTCGGACGAAATGAGCTTGATGAACTCGCGCCTAAAAAAAGCGACGGACTCAATGGTAGAGTTTACGGCGCAGCAAAAAGCTATGCACGCCATCGCCCGCGATACTCACGCTGATATAAAAGACACTACCGACCTATACGTTAAGCTTGCTCCCGCGCTTAAAGACCTCGGAAAAAGCACCGATGAAATAAACAAAGTTACTTCAAGCTTTGCCAAGGCCCTACAATTAGGCGGAGCTAGCGCAGAGGAAGCAGCGGCAGCGATAAAGCAATTCGGTCAAGCTATGGGTAGCGGCGCGTTAAAAGGCGACGAGTTTAACTCAATCGCCGAAGCCTCGCCGACCCTTATGAGGTATTTTGCCGACGGTCTAGGCGTACCGATCGGAAAACTAAAAGAGCTTGCCGGCCAAGGCAAACTAACCGCTGAAGCAGTATCGGGCGCGCTTTTAAAAATGAATGAACAGATCGATAAAGACTTCACTCAAATGCCCGTAACCGTCGGCAAGGCATTTACCGATCTAAAGACTGAAATGTCGCTTTTGGTGGCAGAGTTTAACGAAGCCGCAGGCGCGACGGGCGGGATGTCGCAGGGCTTAGAAAAGATAGCCGACTGGATAAAGGATAACCGCAGCGACATTGTCGAGTTTGGACTTGACGTATATCGTAGCTTCCAGCTTATGGGAACGGCGGTCATCTGGCTAGGGCTTGCCGTAGATAACGTATTTAGCGCAATACCTACAGCGGTATTTTTAGCAGTAGACACAGCCACTGTTACATTATCTAACGGGCTAAATTCTATGATTGCTGAAGCAGAGGAGGTGTATAACTCAATAGCTTCCCTGTGGGGCGGCGAGACTAGATTTGGGCGCATAGATATTTCTACTAATATATCTGACGGGCTTATGAAGCACCGCAAAGAGCTAGATGAGCAAATCAGCCTAACCCAAGACACAATGAAAGGGCTGCTAAAAGACATAGCCGAGGACACTATGTCGAGTGCCGCCCCAAAGATTGATGAAAAATTTGAGAGAATAAAGCAGGGGATAAAAAAGACTGGCACTCAATCAACCAAGACAAAAGAGGAGATAAATGCCCTAAACCGCGCGCTATCGGAAATGGCGCAAGCGGGTATGGATGAATACGAAAAGAAAATTTATGCCATCAAACAAAAAACCGAGCAATGGATAGAAGCGGGCGCAAACGCAAAAGAGGCATTGAGAATTCAAGGCGAACTGCTAAAAAAATTGCAAACCGAGCAGGCTAACGATGATCTAAAAGCCTATCAAGACGAACTTAACAAAAAAGAGGAAAAGTATCAGAAATTCCTCGAGGATTTGGGCGAATACGAGGAAGCATGGAAAATAGAGCGTCAAAAAATAAACAAAGACTATCTGGACTACGTCGAGAAATACGGAGAAGAAAAAGCCAAGAAGTGGCTAAATACGTACAAGAGCAACTATCTAGGTAAATTTAACAAACACACAAAAGCCGCCTTTAAAGACATCAAAAACAGCTGGGCGGACACCGTCTCTAGTATGTCAAAAACCGTCGATGACGGCTTTTTCAACTTCTTTATCGGCAAGACGAAATCGCTTAAAACAGCCCTCAAAGACATCGGCACAAACCTGATGAGAGATTTCATCAGTCCATACGCGCGCACCTTGTCGCAAGGCATTTCGGGCGGCTTTGGCGCATTGCTTGGCGGCGGCTCAAACCTAGCAAGCGTCGCGGCAGGACTAGGTCTTGCCAAAAACGATAGCGGCGGCTGGAGCGGAACTATCGGCGGTGCTACGGTAGAGCTTAGCAGCACGGGACAAATTTTAAGGGGCGGCGACGCGATAGATAAGGGCACGACAGGGCTATTAAATTCTATCTCGACGTTAAAGACGGCTTACGATACCTTTACCCAAGGCGTAGGCGGCTTTACCAATTATTTCACGACCGCTGGCAGCGCATTAGCTAGATACGGCTTTACGGGAGCGGGGGCATTTACGCAAGGCATAGGCGCCGGCATAGGCAATCTATTCGGCGCGGGTAGCGTGCCGGTAGGAATGACGCAAGGCATAACCAGCGGTATGGGCGGCAGCTACTTAGGCGCGGGCACGGCTCAATACGGCGTGATGAGTAGCAGTCCGTATTA